GGGACTCGTAGCTCCATCCCATCTCTCTGACCTTAGCCAAATCAACCTTGGTTGTTCCTTCCAGCATCCATGTCTGGATCTTATTCAAAGAGGATCTTAAGTCAGGATAGAAATTTCTTTCGAACTCAAGAAGTGACTCCTCGTCTATCTCAATAGAGACTTTACTAAGAATAAGATTTATTCTTTTTCTCCATTCGGATTTGATTTCGGATTCTTCCTCGGAAGAAACGGGATCAAAGTCTATAACATCAAATCTGCTCTGTATTGCATCTGGAACTTTATTGATCCAGTTACACGTGGCAACAAATCTTGTGTTGGATGCAAACTTCTCTATGGTTCCTCGCAATGCTTTATGAAACTGATCAGAGGCACCATCAAACTCATCAAGAACAACCACCTTCATTGAAGAAGCTCCGTCCATGATGGACATAGTTGAACAGAAGTCATTTATCTTAGTCCTGATCGTCTCAACTGAACTTTCATCTGAAACGTTTATGAAAAGGTGTGGATACGGAGAAGCTAATATCTTAGCTAGTGTTGTTTTACCGCTTCCTGGGCTTCCAGATAGAAGAACATTATGGTTCAAACCCTTCCCCTCGAATATTTTTCTAATTCTCTGGGGAAGTATCATGTGCCTAATCTCTTTAGGCCTTAACTTTTCAGTTAGTAATTCCTGTATCATAATTATTATACTAAAAAAACCTTGTTCTGTTTCTTAAAATTTACCAGATAAATCATCTGCTTCTGTCTTATCGTTTCTGATCTCTACAAATCTTGGTAAAAATAAGGATCTATTATCGGATTTATCCGTTATTGTGACGTTGTATTGTACAGCACAAATCTTACCAATTAATGAATCCGGATTGATACTCAATGTTTTAAGATCTTCATCTGTGAATCCTGATCCTATTTTAACATTCAACGTTCCTGACGAGTCAGTACAAATAAGACCTCCTATGAATCCCTCTCTTTTACCCTCCCCTGGATACCATCCCTTGATTGTAAGATCACACTCGTTAACCTCCTTGAATTTAATCCAGCTTTTAGATCTTTTGCATTCGTATAAATGATCATTCTTACAGATAACTCCCTCGCCACCGTCATCTACTATTTTCTGATAGATAGAAGCTATTTGAGATGGATCGTCAAGCTCCCACATTGTAGCTAATTTCACCGGCTCACTAGGGTCAACGATTTTCATGACGCTCTCTAAAGTTTGTCTTCTTACAGAATAAGGCACTACACCAATTCCGTTCTTCAATGTGTCATATTCATCTAAATCGAAAACATTGAAGATGATGCTATCCCCGATATTATCAGGGGCAGTCCCTTTCATAATCTGTGTAACCTTTCCGCTTACTGATTTCCTATTGTGATCTGTCAATTCACCGTCAAAGAACCAGGAGCCTCTCAGGTCAGAGAAATTCATAACCTGCTTTAGTGAGAAAGCTATCTTATGGAGCTTTTCTGAATCTAGCTCATTGAAAGCTCTTGTAAAAAAGCTGAAGGATCCGTCTTTATAGATAGCGATTACTCTAACACCATCATATTTCTCCTCGCAGTATATTTTGTTCCAGTTTACAAGAGCATCTTGATCGTCAGTTGCGAGCATAACCGATGGATCTGGAATCACCTCATTTCCGATAGCTTTATTGATAAGCTTTGCACCTATGCCGACATTCATTCTTTTAGTAAGAACCTTCATGAGGATTTTACGAAGGTCTGAATCATCCTGATTATCGGTGATTCTGGTATTAACCATCTGATTGGCTTCCAGTCTTAAGGAATTGTTTGCGGCTGGAGCAACTTTTAGTTTTTCAACGAGTTCTTTAAAGTTATACAATCCGAACGAGTCGGTTGGTGAGTCGCTGAAATAAAGCTTATGAAGTTTTGTTGTAACAAAGGGATTAAAGCAAACATCAAAAAGGTATGCTAAATCTGGTCCCCAATTCTGCTTGATAATCTCTTGCTTTCTTTTTTGCGATCCCTCGCCGGTCAGCTCTTCTAGCTCCTTCAAAATTCTCAGTTCTTTAATCATCTTATTGGATTTAATTAGATCACAAGAATAAAGAAAAAACCCGCAGGAAGCCTGAGGGTTTATGTGGTATTAGTCTTTTGGATCGTGTTAAAGTGTTACCTCTGGTTCTTCACCTTCGGCTGGGGTTTCACCTTCGGTTGGAGTTTCTCCCTCTGCTGGGGCTTCACCACCTTCTTCTTTCTTACCTGAGCTCTTTTCGGATAGCTTCGCTTCCATCTCTTTATAGGCTGCGTTTCCTTCAATCTGCTCAGGGGTTAGTCCAAGGAATCTTTCTATTAGAAAGTCTTTATCGAAGTAAGGCTGTTCTTCTTCACCGACTTTAACCTTCATGTCAGCTAAAGACTTAATGAAGTCACCTCTTTTGACTAAATTTGCAAGTTCAACCAGATCATTAAATTCGCTTTCTCTTACGAAATTTAATCCCAGATTTGTTTTAAAACTCCTATCTTTTACAAGCTGCGGGTAGTCCAGACACATCTGAATATAAAGTGGCTTCACTAGGATCTCCTGGTAAATAGATCTTAGTCTCGAAAGAAACTTTTCAAATCTTATCTCGTCTCTTTCTAAAGAATCTATGCTTACCTGGTTATTGGAAGGTGTTCCCCCTCTATATGCGAATCTTGCGTAAGGTATTTTAGAGTCTTGCTTAAGCTTATTGAAGAAATAAAGAACATTATCCATGATGTTGAAATCAGGACCTGCACCGTTTAATGTCTCGATGGTCGGAGAAACCCCATCTTTTTCAGGGAATAGATAGTTCTTATAGAACTGTATCTTTGGTCTTCCGTTTACTGTCAATTCACCAGAATTGTCGTTTATTGCAATTTCCTCTTTATGGAAAGACATGATCTGTCCTAATGTTTGCATGGCCTTCTGAGGTGATTGGGTTCCTATAGGTATAACAAACTTCAATCTATATGATGCATTCATCACGTTCCAGATGATCCTACTATTTTCCATGATCTTTAGAATATTGTAGGATCTTACTAGTCTTTCAACGTAGCTAACTCTGGAGATCTGGTTACCCTTAGCATATGATATGTAAATCACTTGCTCATTCTTCAGCTTTCTGGTAAGCTGTGGAGTCTTGGGATACTGAACCCACACCTGTTGGAAATCATTTTCTCCAACCTTTTCAACCATAGGCTGGAGTGAGGTAGGATCCAACTCTTTGAAACCTATAACTTGTTTACCCCTGCTATCATAGATTATCTCGTAAGCTAGAAAGCCATCAATAAGAAGTTGTCTGAATATTTGCCAAGCTAATATACTTTCTTGGAAATTGAAAAGATGGTAAATTCTATAGAAGTTTTCCATCAATTTATCCTTGACCTTATCGCTAATGTCAAGATTTTTTATCTCAGGATAAGCAAAATAGTTTTTCTCATCGTAAACAACACATTCGTCAGTTACGGTATCTAAGATAAATTCTATCTCTCCATTTAGAGAAAACTTTCTGAGGAAGTTTCTTTTATCGATATAGTCCTTATCGAAGTAAGCTATGTATTTTCTAACCTTAGTATCAGCGTGAGAAACGGTCCAATAGAAGGCATCGCTTTCGGTAAAACCTGTTCCCTGCTCATTGAAAAAATCGGTTTCAGTCTTGCCTATAGCTTGAGAATTTCTAACAACCATATCCTCGTACTTCATACCAAACCTAGAGATCTGAGAAAGACTTCTCAGAATCGTTCCGAATGCACTATTTGGTTGTATGGGATCTATAAATCCTGCCATTTCTATTTTTTATTTATAACGTAACTTCAGGTTCTTCTCCACCTTTCTTTTCAGCCTTAGCTTTTCTTTCCTTTGCTAATTTGTTAGCCTTTATATCAGCGGGAGTTAATCCAAGAAAATTCTCGATCAGATAAGCCTGTGAAAAGTATGGTTTGTCGCCATCCTCTAATATAGCAGCTAGAGAGTCAACACTTTCTTTTTTCTTAGTGATCAACTCCATCTCCTGATTTACTCTATAAGGATTCTCGCTAATATATTTAAGACCAAGCTGACTCTTAAAAACAAGGTCTTTCTCTAATTCTGGATTGTCTTTACATATCTGTAACCAAAGGGGCTTGATCAGGATATCTTGGAAATTGGTTCTAAGTCTACTAATAAACTTGCTAAATCTTATTTCCTCCTTATCGAGACCATCAGCTGTGTTAGCATATGTTGCACTAGAAGATCCGTCCAATCCCTTAAATCTGGTTGCTGGAATTTTTGATTCCTCTATGAATCTATCATAGAAATATGCAAGAGGAGCAGGGTCATTAAGATTCGGACCCTCCATTGTTAAAGGCTCGATGGTTGGCTGCCCGTTTTGTCCTTGCGGTATCAGGTAGTTCTTATAGAACTGTATCTTAGGTGAGCCATCAATTAAAAGCTCCCCAGTATCGTCACTTAGACTAACGTCCTCTTTATAGATACTCATAAGCTCACCCAGAGTCTGCATCGCTTTCTGTGGTGATCTAGATCCAACTGGGACTGTCATTTTAAGCTTGAAAGAAGCATTCATAACAGACCAGATCACACGAGTATACTCTATAATTCTAAGAGTATTGTAAGGTCTGATCAATCTTTCGGTGTAGCTTAACCTTGAAACTGCATTTCCCTTAGCATAAGACATGTAAATGATCTGTGAATCATAAAGCATTCTTTTCTTTCTAGGATCGTTTGGATACTGTATCCATACGTTAATATGTCTTCCGTCTTGCTGTTTCTCTACGCTAGGAATGATCGATGTAGCATCTAACTCTTTGAATCCGATGATCTCTTTTCCTCTATCGTCCCATATTATCTCAAAAGCTAGAAATCCATCTACCATGAATTGTCTGAAAAACTGCCATGCAGTTATATCGTCACTAAATCCCCAAATGTCGTATATTCTCCTAAAAACATC